ATATACAAGATGGAAAGCGTAAAGAAATGATTAGCCAAGAATTGATTGCCAAACAACGCCGCGAGGGGATGCGTTGGAACATCATCAACACCCTTAATAAAGCCCGCCCGCACACCACCAGTGAGACCTTTCTGCTGGACATCATGAACGCGATTTACCCGCAGACCACCGCCACCGAACTGCGCCAGCAGCTCGACTACCTTGCCGACCGCAAAATGGTCGAACTGAATAAAGCACCGCACGGCTTGTGGTTTGCCGACCTGACCAGTTTGGGTGTCGATATTGCCGAATACACAGTCGAGTGCCGTGCCGGTATCGCCCGCCCCGAAAAAGTGTGGAGCTGATATGGCAAAACGCAGCGTCATCGACCAGCTCCCTGAAGCCGTCCGACACGAGTTTGAGCGCAAGCTCGTTGAAAACGGCTTCGCCGACTACCAGGCATTGTCCGAATGGTTGCAGCAGCAGGGCTACGAAATCAGCCGCTCCGCCGCCCATCGGTACGGCCAAAAAGTACAGCGTCGGTTTGCCGCCATCAAAAACAGCACTGAAGCGGCACGCCTGATTGCCGAAGGCGCGGCAGACGAAGGGGATACCCGCTCCGAAGCCTTGATGGCGATGTTGCAGACAGAGTTGTTTGAGGCATTGGTGCAGATTGGCGAGATGCCCGAAGACGAGTTAAACGCGCTTGACCGTTTCGGGATTATGAGCGAGGGCGCGCGCAAAATCAGCGGCCTGATTACCGCCGGAACGCGCCTTAAAGAATATCAGGCAAAAGTTAAAGCCAAAGTCGAAGCCGCCGCCGAAAACGTGGCCAAGCAGGCAAAAAAAGGTGGGCTGTCCGACGCGGCTGCCGAAGCCATCCGCAAACAGATTTTAGGTATCGCATCATGACATTGCCCAAAACCGAAGACCGCACGCCATCGGCATTGCTTCCTTATCAGCAGCGTTGGTGCGCCGATAACTCTCCCGTCAAACTCTGCGAAAAATCCCGACGCATCGGTCTGAGCTGGGGCGAGGCTGCCGATACCGCCTTACTTGCCGCCTCATCGGGCGGCATGGACGCATGGTACATAGGCTACAACAAAGACATGGCTTTGGAGTTTATCCGCGATTGTGCCAACTGGGCGAAATTCTACGGCTTGGCGGCTGGCGAAATCGAAGAAACCGAAGAAGTGTTTGTCGAAGGAGACGACAAAAAATCCGTCCTCGCCTTCGTCATCCGTTTCGCGTCCGGCTGGCGCGTTACCGCCTTATCCAGCCGCCCCTCAAACCTTCGCGGTAAGCAGGGGCGCGTCATCATTGACGAGGCGGCGTTCCACGAGCAGCTCGGCGAGCTGCTCAAAGCGGCAATGGCATTGCTGATGTGGGGCGGTCAGGTACACATCATCTCTACCCATGACGGTGTGGACAATCCGTTCAACGAGCTGATTACCGACATCCGTGCGGGCAAAAAGCCGTACTCCATCCACCGCATTACTTTCGACGAGGCCGTTTCAGACGGCCTCTACCGCCGCATCTGCCTGCGTTTGGGTAAAGAGTGGACGAAAGAGGGAGAGGAGGCATGGTGCAAAGAGATTCGTGATTTCTACGGCGACGATGCATCCGAAGAGTTGGACTGCATCCCTAAAAACGGCGGCGGCAAATGGCTCAACCGAGCCTTGATTGAGAGCCGTATGAGTCCTTATACGCCGGTTATCAGATACGACCAAAGCGATGAGTTCGGCCTCTTGCCCGAGCCGCGCCGCGCCGCCGAAGTAGCGGACTGGATAGCCGACACCCTGCAACCGTTGCTCGACGGTTTGGATAAAACCCGGGTTTCCTTTGTGGGTGAAGACTTTGCCCGCAGCGGAGACCGTACCGTCATCGTCCCTTTATTGCAGCAGACTAATTTAAGCCTTAAGCCGCCGTTCGTGTTGGAATTGGGCAATATGCCGTTTGCTCAACAAGAGCAAATCATGAAACACCTGTTGCACGGTTTACCCAATCTGCGCGGAGCGGCATTGGACGCGCGCGGCAACGGTCAGTCAATCGCCGAAGCCATGCACGACGAATTTGGCGCGGAGGTATGCGAGTCGGTCATGCTCTCGGAAAACTGGTACCGCACCCATACCGCTCCGTTCAAAGCCGCCCTCGAAGACGGCACGTTGGACGCAATCCCCAAAGACGAAGACATCCTGACCGACCTGCGCGCCTTCGAGCTGGTCAGAGGCGTGCCGCGCATCCCCGATGTACGCACCAAAGGTCAAGACGGCAAAAAACGCCACGGCGACGCGGCGATTGCCTTTGTTCTTGCCCATTACGCCAGCCGCGAGCTGAATACCGGACCGATACGCGTAGCCAGCCGCCGAATTCGCCGAAAAAGCGCATTAACCAAAGGTTATTAAGGTATTTAAAGAGTACATATCATGCCCAAACCCCACCTCAAACTCAAAACCAGTCAAGGCATCATGACCTTCAAGCCGCAGGATTTATCTGCCCATCTCGCTGTTTCCCGCCAGTTTTTCAGCGGTTTTAACGGCTGGCTGCCTAATCCCGACCCTGTTTTGCGCAAAATGGGCAGGCAAATCTCCGTTTACCGTGAGCTGATGCGCGACCCCTTGGTCGGCTCGCTGGTGCGTCGCCGAAAAGCCGCCGTCGCACGCCTCGAATGGCGGCTTGAGGGCGAAGATACGCCCCAAAATGTCCGGGATTTTATTGATAGCTGGCTGGCTGAAACTGATGTTTACCGCCTGATTAAAGACGTTTTAAACGCCGTTTTTTACGGCTATCAACCCATCGAGCTGATTTGGCGTACCGATTCTGCATGGCTGCCTGACAAAATCATCGCCAAACCGCAAGAGTGGTTCACCTTCAACGACGAAGGCGAGTTGCGTTACATCCAAAACGGGCTGACCGATACCGTTCCTCCGCCTTATAAGTTTCTTTGCCCGACGCATGAGGCAGATTATCTAAACCCCTACGGTTTGGGCGATTTGGGCTTGGTTTTTTGGCTGGTCACCTTCAAACGCGGCGGCCTTAAATTTTGGATGCAGTTCACCGAGAAATACGGTGCGCCTTGGCTGATTGGTAAAGAGCCGCGTTCCAATACCCCGCAGGATACCGACAAACTGCTAGACGCGCTCGAAGCTCTAATCGGCAACAGCGTCGGCACCATCCCCAACGATTCCAGCGTCGAAATCCACGAGGCAAGCGGCAAGGCATCATCTATTGATGCCTACGACAAGCTCATCCGTTATTGCCGCTCCGAAATCAGCATTGCTCTGCTCGGACAAGACCAAACCACCGAAAAAGACAGTACCCACGCCAGCGCGACCGCTGGTTTGGAGGTAACGGACGACATCCGTGACGGCGATACCCGTATTGTTGAGGCGACATTAAATCAGTTGATAAAGTGGGTGGTGGAGATTAATTTCGGGGAAGTATCTGCGCCGAAATTCGTGCTGTTCGAAAACGAGGAGAGCGGCACGAAAGAGCGTGCCGAGCGGGACAAATTGATGACGGATGCCGGTGCCAAGTTCACCAACCAATACTGGCAGCGCACATACGGCCTTGAGGACGGTGACTTGGCGGACGAAGTCCAACCAACCCAAGAGGGTAGATCTGCCGATTTCGCCGAGGTCGATTTGACGGATGCAGGTTTGGTCATCGACGGACTCGCCCCCGATACAGGCATCCTGAATAAACAAGGCGAACGGCTGACTGCCGTTCTAGTGGCTGAATTAAGGCAGGGAGAAACCGCCGAGAACCTGCTTGACCGTCTGTCCGCCGCCTATCCGAATATGGACGATACCGCCTTACAAAACGAGTTGGCACGCCTGATTTTCCTTTCCGACTTGGTCGGCAGGATTGAAGTGGTACAGGAGCTTAAATCATGAACCCCCAAGATATTAAAGCCGTCTTCGGCATGACGCCGGAAGCCGCCGTCGCCTATCTAAAGCAAAAAGGCATTGCCGTATCTTGGGATTGGCAGGATATGTTGGACGACGCGCATGCCACTGCCTTTACGGTGGCCAAAACCGCCAAAATGGATGTACTCTCCGACATCTATTCCGCCGTCGTCGATGCCGCTGAACAAGGGCGGACGCTGGAAGAGTTCAGCCGCGAACTCGCCCCCGTCTTGCAACGCAAAGGCTGGTGGGGCAGGCAGGAAGTTAAAAATCCCGAAGGCGAAAACCAAAGCGTACAGCTCGGCAGCCCCCACCGCCTGAAAACCATTTATCTGACCAATATGCAGTCAGCCTACATGGCGGGTCGCTACGCCGAAATGATGGACTCCATCGATACGCACCCTTATTGGCAGTACGTTGCCATCAACGACAGTCGCACCCGCGAAACCCACCGTATGATGCACAACCGTGTCTATGCCGCAGATGACCCTGTTTGGGATACCTTATATCCGCCGCTTGATTTCCGCTGTCGGTGCCGCGTCAAACCCCTGTCGCGCAGTGCGGGAGAAGGGCGCGTCCAACCCCGTCCGACGCTTGAAACCATTACCGTCGATATAGGTTCAAATCCCTATACCGGCGAGGAGCGTTACGCACAGCGTACCGGCATCCGTATCAATAACAAATTTATCGCACCAAATGCAGGCTTCAATGCCAACCAAGGCAAATCAATGCTGTCCCGCATGGCGCAAATCGCCGTAGACAAAGCACAGGCAACCCATCCGGACATCGCGCGGATTGCCATCAAGACCATGATGACTAACCAAAAATTCAAAAACGCCCTAACCCCCGAATCGTTGGCATGGGTGCGTGAATTATTGAAGGGCTGACCATGCTTGAAATTAAATTAGACGCAGAGCGGCTCGACCACGGTTTAAGTACACTGCTCAACAACGCCACCAATACCCGCGCCATGATGCGGGGCATCGCCACCGAGTTGTTGTCCATGACCGAAGAAAATTTCGAATCCGAAGGTTGGGGCGGACAGCGATGGAAACAAAGCCGGCGCGCCGCAGACGAGGGAGGCAAGACCCTGCAAAAAAGCGGGCAACTCGCCGCCAGCCTGACCACACAGGTCGGCAGCAACTATGCCCGCATCGGCAGCAACAAAAAATACGCCGCCATCCACCACCTCGGCGGTCAAGCAGGCCGCGGCCACAAAACCAACCTCCCCGCGCGCCCCTATCTCCCCATCAACGGCAATAACCAACCCCAACCAGACGCCGAACGCCGAATCCTAGACATCGCCATCGCCGCCCTCAAAAAAGGACTCTGACAACAAAAAACGGACGAGAAAAAACCGTCCGTTTTTTGTTTCACTATTTGCAACTCTTTTTCACTTTTTCCATCCCGCCTAATCCCCCATCATCCCACTTCTTCCCATTTATCTCATCATTCCTATATATTTATCTCATTGGGTTTCAGTTTTGTATGGTATTGATTTTAAAATGCAACGTAGTTTGCAGGGTTGACCGGTTTGCCGTTTTGGCGCACTTCAAAATGCAGTTGTGTACGGCTGGCGTCTGTATTACCCATATTTGCGATGGTTTGACCGCGTTTGACTTGTTGTCCTTCGTTGACCAGCAAGCGTTGGTTGTGACCGTATGCGCTCAGATAAGATGAGTTGTGTTGGATGATGACCAGGTTGCCGTAACCGCGCAATCCTGAGCCGGCATAGACGACTTTGCCGTCAGCAGCAGCAACGACGGGTTGGCCGGCTGTACCGCCGATATCTACGCCTTTGTTGCTGCCGCCGAAGTTGCTGATGACGTTGCCGACGGTCGGACGTTGCCATGTGATGCCGCTGACTGTGCGGGTACCGCCTGTGGAAACGGTCGGGGTGTTAAGCGGTGCGGGAGTCGGTTTGGGAGAGGCGGTGTGTGTCGGAGGAGGTGTCGGAACAGACGCAGTAGCGGCTGGGGCGCTGTAACCGTTCGGTTTGACGCGGAGGGTTTGTCCGACGCTGATGGTGTTGTCTGCCAAGCCGTTCCATGCGCGGAGGTTGTCTTGGGTAATTTGGTAACGTTTGGAAATGTTATAGACGGTATCGCCGCGCACTACGGTGTGTGTTGCAGCATTGATGTCCACCGGCGCGTAAGAAGGTGTGTAAGAGCCG